TTCAGCGGGCAATTGAGTTTTACGCAAGGGAGCGGTTCGACTTCAATGAGGGCCGCTCCACTGCAACCACGGTTGCCGATAGCCAGTATGTTGATTTCCCCGATGGTTTGCGGGTGATTGATGAAGTGCTGGCAACGGTGGGCGCTACGTCTTACCCGATGCGGCGTATTGAGTTTGATGAAATGGAGATTTGGCACGGCGCGACGCTGACAGTTGGTCAGCCTTTGGATTACGCTGTGCGCAAGCGACAGTTTCGGATCTACCCCACGCCTAACCAGGCTTACACGCTGACGATAACGGGCATTTACGACGAGCCTGCGCTGTCTGCGGATGATGACACGAATAGCTGGTGTACGGACCTGGCGCAGGATGTGATTGTTGCGCGTGCGAAGTACACGATTAGCCGCGATATTCTGTTTGATCGTGAGGGCATGGAGCACGCGAGGCTTGCAGAGCGGGAAGCCCTTCAAAAGCTGCGCGATGAGAGCGACAGCCTCACGAACGACGAAAAAGTGGACGCAGGCTGGTGATCCGGGTCAGCCCGCAAGCGCCTTTATGGGCGCGTCAGCTTGTGAGTGATTTGAACAGAGAATTGAACCGGGTTTCGCCTGTCGCTTTGCCGCGGTTTGCAACGGCAGACATGCCGAGTGCTGCCGAGTATGAGGCGCACGCCCTTTGGAACACAACAATAGACCGGGTTTGTGTGTCTGATGGCACAAATTGGCTCCGGCAAGACACGGGAGCGGCTGTCTAATGCCTTCAAGTCCTAGCCCGCTATTGGGTGTTGAGCTTCAAGCCCTTGGCGAGAACCTGAACACTTGGGGCGATACCAAGCTAAATGACGTTATCAAGCGCTTAGAAGAGGCCATTGCAGGCGCTGTTTCGATTGCGGTTGAGGCGAATGTCACGCTGACCAGCACAGACTATGTGCAGAACCAGGCGCGCTATGCGATGCTCATCTTTACGGGCACTGGCGGGTTTAACGTTACCTGTCCAGCGACGGCGAAAATGTATCTGGTCAAGAATACCTGTGCGGCAGCGGTAACGTTTACGCACGGGTCTGGAACGACAGTTTCAGTGGGTGCGGGTGCGATTAAATGGGTTGCCACGGACGGCAGCGACTTCTTCACGGCTGAAGAGGTTGATTATCTGCCCTTGGGCGGTGGCACGCTCACCGGATTAGCGGCCTATAATGACGATAAGAGCGGATCTTTCACGGATCGGAGCTTAATCGACAGGGCGTATGCAGACACGAAGCTGTCTAAAGCTGGCGGCACTATGACCGGCGATTTGCTTCTGAATGCCAATGCTTCGGAGGCGCTAGGTGCGGTCACCTTGCAACAATTGAACGCAACGGCGCTCGGGGAAGTTAGCGTCTCGTTTGCATGGGCAGACATTACGGGCAAGCCGACCACGATTGCAGGCTATGGAATCACCGACGCTCAGCCGCTTGATAGCGACTTAACCGCCATTGCAGCGCTCACCACAGCGGCGCGCGGGCGGAATGAGCTAACCAAGCCAAGCGCTGCGCATATTAACAACACGGACAGCCCTTATGCGGCGTCCTTTGGCGAAGAGATTTTTGTTGATTGCTCTACGGGCGCGGTGACGATCAACTTGCCCGCCGCGACCGCTGACAGCTTGCCGATTTGGGTGACTGACGATGATGGCGAGAGCGTGACCAATAACATTTCTGTCGTGCCAAATGGCGTTGAGACGATTGCGGGGCAGTCATCAATAGAAATGGATCAAGCGCGGGCATCAACAAAGTATGTGCCGTTTGCAGGTGTTTGGAGAATTGAGAAATGACAGCATTAAGCGCGCTATTTCCCGCAGGGGGTGCTGGGGTGCCCTATCCGTCCGGTGTGCCGATTCTCGGGCCTGTGCCGGACGCACTTGCTGCAGCAAACGTGGCTAATACAGATTATCTTCTGCCGTTTGTCCCGCGCTCTGATGTAACGATTGATGCGCTTTGGTGGTATAGATACGATGCCACCGCGAGTAATATTTACATGGGCTTGATTGATTCAAGCGGCAATCGTCTTGATGACTGCTCAGTAGATAGTGATACGACTGTTGGTCTCCACGAAATCAGCTCTACAGATTTCGATCTGACTGCGGGTAGTTGGTACGGCATCATCATTAACGGAAGCTCTTCTGTAATTGGTGGCGAGCCTTCTGCGAACAGAACTGACAATGTTACCGCACAACAGGCGGCGTATGTTTCAGCGAACCCGCCGCCGCTGTCCCTCTTCTCAGGCGGAACTTTTCCGCTCACGGCTGACAGGTGGGTGCACCCTATAAAATCGCGAACAAATGCAGCTGTTCCTGATCCTGTCACTATGTCAGGATTTTCGGGCGGGACTGATCATCTACTTTTTGGAGCCGTACCCGCATGACTGTAACCGTTTATCCTATGAGCACACCCCAGGTCACAGAGACTTGGGTCACCTCCTACCGCTTCCTGTTTGAGCTTCACACGCAGGGGCAACAGATTGCCCTTGATGTGGCGCACACAGAAGCGATGGGCCTTAGCGTTGCAGAGATGAGCAGCACAGACCCCGCGCTGATGAGCACAAACGGCTATCCCGTGCAGGCGCTTGTTGCCCTGCGTCTCGCATATGAAATGATGGATAAGCTGCCAGGCAAGGTGGATATTCTGTCAGCCGATATGAACACCTTCTTTTTCGTAGCCAAGGCGTGCGGCGTTTACGGTCTCGATGAGACTGCCGCAAATGCAGAAATTGCAAGAATCCAAAGCAACACGCCTCCCGCCTCCGCCTAAATACAAAGATGGATGCACGCTAGGTCCTCAAAAGATTGGGGGGCTTTCGCATGTGGACATCTGCGACAGGCACGACGAGGACTGGTGGTACAAGCGCCGCCCATTGGACAAGCTCTGGGCCGACTTGAAGTGGGCTGGGCGAATTGTCTGGCGTCACAAAGCTAACTTCCCGTGGCAGCTCCACGCGATCCTTTTGGCCGCTCTGGGCCTCTTATTCATGCTCACTCTGGGCTGGCTCTATTGGGCCGGGATTCTGGGGCCTTGGCAGCAATACAGGGACAAGTTGAAGATATGAGACCTACGTTAGTGTCACTCGAAGTAGATCCCGGTCTTGTTGAGGATGAAACCACCTTTAAGGCTAGACAAGGCGGGTATTCAAGCATCAACAATATGCGACCCCACAGAGGCGGACTCGAAGTTGTTGGCGGATGGGAGTTCCTGACCACTGAACAGCTGACGGGCAAGTGTCGCGGTATCCACAGTTGGCGAGACAATGACGGGGAAATCAACTTTGCCTTTGGAACGCATAGCGGCCTCTATGTGTTCACTCGCGGTAAGCTCTACGACATCACGCCTGCTGGCTTCACAGCTGGCAACGAAGACGGCTTTGGTGGTGGGGGCTGGGGCGTTGGAACGTTTGGCTCTGGCACTTATGGCAGCGCTGCGACGGGTGACTTTTTCCCGCTCACATGGACGCTAGACAATTACGGCGAGTGGCTGATTGCAAACCCGCGCGGCGGGAAAATCTACGTTTGGAAAAACGACACGGCGAGCGCAGCGGTTGCGGTCACAAATGCTCCCGAAACGGTTCAGACAGTGCTCTGCACGGCCTCCCGGCAGATTGTGGCGTATGGCTGCGAAGAAGAGGTGAGCGGCACTGAGAACCCGCGCTGCGTCCGTTGGTGCGATATTGAAGACATTGAAGACTGGACCACGAGCACCACGAACAATGCGGGTGAGTTCATTCTGCGAAATGCTGGGCGCTTGGTGCGTGCGAAGGAAATGGGCCAGATAATCGGTGTTTGGACCGATGAAGGCATGTTCTGGCAGGAATTTGTAGGCGCTGCCGGTGCAACTTGGGATTTCCGTAGAGCGGGCTCGAATTGCGGTCTTGTTGGGCCTAATGCGGTGGCCATTCTCGGCACGCAGGCTTTCTGGTGTGGCCCTGATTTTGTTTTCTATACGGTCGGATTCGGCGGTGAACCTTTGGCATTGCCCGCCCCGGTTGATCAGACGTTTAAAGCCGCTCAAGTCCATGCGCAGCAAGAGAAGATTTATTGCTCTAGCTTGGCTCAATTCAATGAGCTTTGGTGGTTCTATCCGCATGAAGAAGATGGCGTTGAGTGTAGCCGTTATTACGCCTTCTCTGTGCGTGAGGGGAAGTGGTTCAGCGGCGTTATGGACCGCACGGCTATGCTGGATAGTGCGCCCTATGATTATCCGATTGCGGTTGATGACGATGGGTTTGTGTACATTCACGAGCGGGGCATCACGGCGGCAGGCGACGCCATTAGCTGGCACGCTGAGACATCAGATATTTATTTCCAAGAATCCGCGCGGGTGGTTCAAATCCGTGGAATGCGGCCTGACTTGCATGACCAGCAAGGCGCTGTGACGTTCACGCTGAAAACCAAGCAATATCCGCAAGGGGATGAAATCACGCATACGCCGCAAACGATCGTCGCGAGCCAGGACAAAAGCGACTTTCGAGCATCGGGCGCAATTGTTCGCCTGCGATGGGAAAGTGACTTGGTGGGAGCAACGTGTCGGCTCGGCCGGCCTGTTTTCGATATTACACAGAGAGGGCGGCGATGAACCGTGCAGAGATTGAGCGCATGATCGGGGAAGCGCTTGAATATGACCCTTCCTACGGCGTTGAAGACGTACTTGCAGAGGTCACAGAGCGCCGCGCTGAGTTGTGGCTTGGTGAGGAGTCAATTGCGGTTACGAATATCATCGACAAGCCGAAAGTGCGTCAGTTCCATATCTGGATAGCTGCCGGAAATCTCGTTGAGCTGATGGATGAAGTTTACCCACAAATCGAGGCACGAGCGCGCGAGTTTGGCTGCACAGTCATGACCATTAGCGGGCGTCGCGGTTGGATTCGGGCTCTCAAGAAAGAGGGCTTTGGTGAGGTCGCGACCGTTGGAGTGAAAGAGCTATGAGCAAAGACAGCAAGCAGACAAGCAATAACCAGACGCTTCAGCTTCCTAACGCGCCTGAGTACATCACAAACGGCCTGGAAGGGCTGTCAGGCGCGATTATCAAGCTTGGTCAGAAGAACCCGCAGCAGTATGTTCCGGGCAATTCTAACCTTCAAAACGCTGCGTTTTCGCTGGGAGCTGGGCTCGCCAATCGCTATGGCGCAAACGTAAACCCGCAATCATCAGGCTATGGTGGCTCACAAGGCCCTGTCTTGAGTGGCGGTGGTGGTGGTCAAGGATCTGGTCAGGGTCTGTTTGACAGCCTTGGTGTGAAAGCGCCTGACGTTACGCAGTACGATTATAACGCAATTTTTGGTCAGACACCCCACTTGCAGAACGCCTATAACGGGTTGTCTGATAAAGATCGGCGGGACATTGCGACTGTTTTAGGTATTCCAGCGGGCAACATTAACCCTGAGCAGTTTGTTCAGTTTCATATGGAAAATCACCCGCAAAGTGATGAAGCGATACAGCGCTTTCGTCAGATTTCGGGCATGGGGCAGCCTGCAAGCCAACCTCAAGGCGATCCGCGCGCAAATCAACCGGGACGCGACACCATCCTTGGCACTCAGCCACTGGCGACGAATGGCAAGGTCAGCCCAGGCCCTCAAGAGAATATGCAGATGGCGACAGCGGGCTCACCTTATGAGGCGGCGAGCCTTCCCGGTCAAAACCCGCTTGGCATGTATAGCGATGCGGCAGATATTGCGCGGCAGGTGGCGACGGCGGGGCCTAATCAGGTTGCGAGTGCGCAGACCTATAACCCGGCTCTTGCGGGGCGAA